GCAATCACGGTAATGTCGTCTTTTATAGCCATTTTTTCTCCATTATGCAATAATTAACTTATCTCTAACACACTTAATATCGCATGTAAATCATTAGCATTTTGTGCCTGTAACTTAATAATCTCAGATTCTTTCAAAACAACTGGCGACGTAGAAAATGAAAAGCTATTAAAAAGCTCTTCTGATGACGCTTTTTCAACGTTTCTGCTAGTTTCTAAAGTAAATTCAACACTACTGGTGTCCGTGACTGTGGCAGTAACCGTGCAATCATTTGAAGAATCTACGTTTGTTACACGAAGAGATTTGACAATAGCAGTTGTTTGTGCTGGCACAGTGTACAATGTTGTAGCGTTGGTTGTTGTCAATTTTAATTTATGATTTGTATAAACATTTGCCATTATGATAGAAACCAATTTACAGCTTCAGATTCATCTCTAAGAGGTTCTGAAGTATAAGTATTATTTAGTGCAAAAATTAATTGTTCTAATGTTTGTACCATTTGTGCCATTTGTGATTGATCGTATTCTTCTCTCGCTTGTGGTAGTATAGGTATTGTTATTTTAGTCATTACCCACCTCTCATGCCGTCTGGTTTACCATCAAACCTAATTGTGCCGTAACGCCATTTGTCATCAACAGCATCGCTAGACACACGAAGTGCAAGTTGTCTGCCTCGTATACGTGTATCTTTTTTAGTTGTGCTTGTTGTTACAGTAAAAGGTCCATGTGTTTTTTGTGTAGCTGAAGGGTATGGTCTTGATTTTACTGTTATATCTACCTCACCAACTTGATTTTTAAAATCAGGTATAAATCTAGACACGGATAAAAACTGATCACCATCACCTACATCAATATCACCTGACTCTACGTGACAGTTCATTGCTGCACCGTCATCGTTGACACCTTCTTCGTGTAAATAAACAAAAGTTCTACCTTCTTTAACACCATTGATAGTTGATATTGTAGCAGTAGTATCACTTGCTTCAAACTCTGCTGCGTATGGATTTGAATACACACCACGATCTGCCCAAGAGCTACGTGCTAGTGTTCCTATATACCATATTTTTTCAGCATAATTGTATGTTACATTTCTATCTATTTGTGTAGAATTTTTAGATGGATAGAACCATATTACTTCGTTAAAATCAGAATTTACTGCACAGAACACATCACCTAATGCGTTATTGTTTATATCATCAAACACATAGTCTTGCACACTACATGGTATTTTTTTAACTGCACCGTCAAATAAGAAGAAAGAATCGTTACCCATCCAATAGGCAATACCGTTTACATCTACTGCAGAATTAATGCCCACAGCTCCACAGTTTGTACCTAGTTGTCTAAACCCAAAAGTAAAAGGTGGGCCGATAAATTGCATTTGATACAGAGCAGTGTCAGTATAAATTAATATAACACCCCTAGATCTAACAGCTGCATTTATTTGATTACCATCTGTAAGTCTTTGTGAACCAGCTGTGTTTGTTGCTGTC